CATTATTACGTAATGATACTATTGCTTATCCTTGGTTAGCTCCAGCTGGTGTACGCCGTGGTAACATTGACAATGCTACAAACATTGGTTACTTAGACTCAGTTACTGGTGAATTCCAAGTAATTAAGAATCGTATGAGTATTCGTGATGTTCTTTACTCTAACCAAATCAACCCTATAGCGTTCTTCACGGGCGTTGGATTGTTGAACTATGGTAATAAGAATTCACAAGACACACAAAGTGCTATGGATCGTATTAACGTTGCTCGTTTAGTAGCTTATATTCGTGAACGTCTGCAAGTTGCGGCACGTCCGTTTTTATTCGAGCCAAACGATCAATTGACTCGTCAACAAATTGCAGGTGTTGTACAATCATTGTTTATCGACCTAGTTGCTAAACGTGGATTATATGACTACTTGGTAGTTTGTGACTCTACTAACAATACTCCTTCTCGCATTGATAGAAATGAATTGTGGATAGATATCGCTATCGAGCCTGTTAAGGCAGCAGAATTCATCTACATCCCAGTGCGTCTATTGAACACTGGGGCATTAGGTCAAGGCTAAAATACAACACCCCGGAAACGGGGAGTTTTTAAGATAAATAAATATATAGGAGATACAAAATGGCAATAGCCTCACAATCATTGTTCAACATGACAGTCGGAGCAGATAGCTCACCTAGTTCGCAAGGTTTGTTAATGCCGAAACTACAATATCGTTTCAGAGCATTATTCATTAACTTTGGTGTTGGTGGTTCTACACAAGAACTAACTAAACAAGTTATGGATATTCAACGTCCAAGTCTTACTTTTGACGAAACTACAATCGATATCTATAACAGTAAAATTTACTTAGCCGGTAAACATACTTGGGCAGAAACACAAATTAACTTGCGTGATGATGCAGGTGGTAATGTTTCTAAATTAGTAGGTCAACAATTACAAAAGCAGTTCGACTTTGTAGAACAAGCATCTGCCGCAACTGGTGGAGATTACAAATTTCAAATTAGTTATGAAGTATTAGATGGTGGTAATGGTACACTAGTTCCTAATGTTTTAGAGACATGGGAAATGTATGGATGTTTTATTAAGGCAGCTAACTACAACAACATGGACTATAAGAGTAACGAACCAGTAACTATTCAACTATCAATTCGCTTTGATAATGCGGTTCAGTCTCCATTGTCTAGTGGTGTTGGTACTTCAGTTGGCCGTGCTTTAGGATCTACTTCGGTTACTGGCATCGGCTAATCAAAATGGCTGACGTTATCAAGTCTTTATTGACTGATGTAGCTAAAGGATTCTTTGGAAATGACTACTTGCGTGACTACACTCACGCAAGTAAAACCTTTAGGCCTAATAATTATGCTTACGCTCCTAAGTTTAAGCATTTATTCCACGTATACTTTGATATCAATACTGACCAGATACCTGCATCAAAATCTTGGCCTACATTAGCAGAAGATAAAAACTTTGGACTTACAGTTAAAACTGTACAACTACCCAAATATAGTTTTGACCTACATACATTAAATCAGTATAATCGTAAACGTATTGTTCAAACTAAAATTAGATATGATCCAATATCAATTACATTCCACGATGATAACAAAGATTTAGTAAGAAAACTGTGGCACACTTACTATACGTATTACTATAAGGACGCCGCAACCCCTGATATGAATCCTGGTATTACTAGTGGTAGAGATATATATGACCCGGTAACATCAACTGGACATGACTGGGGATATATTGGTGAAGGTACTAAACCCGCAACAGGGAATGTTATCGGCTCGTCAAAGCCATCGTTCTTTAGAACCATCAATGTATACGGCTTCAACCAACATAACTTTTCATTGTATACATATGTAAACCCTATAATTGAAAGTTTTAGCCACGATACTTATAGTTATGCTGAATCAGGAACCATGGAGCACAGCATGAGTATTCAGTATGAAACTGTTAAATATTATTCAGGTGCAATCAATGGTAGAAGTCCCGGTGAAATTGTTAAACAGTTTGGTGACGTGGCACACTATGACAGAACATTAAGCCCTATTGCAATGCCTGGTACAAACGCTTCTATATTGGGACCAAATGGATTACTAGATACTGCAACTGGCATTATCGATGACCTGACTCCAGATGCTAATGGCAACATTAATATTCTAGGTGCTATAAGGTCCGGTGGTTCTTTATTAAATACCTTTAAGAACCCTAAGAGTTTAATAAATGCTGCCAAATCAGATGCACTAGGACTTGCGGCAGATACTATTAGGGGAACACCTAATAGAAATACATTGTTTAACTTTCCAGCAGCCTCTACCTCAGTCGTTACGCAAACTAATGATGCATTAGGAACACTATTTAAGGGTGTTGCGAAAAAGCCTCAAGTACCACCTGGTACTTAATAAATACACAAAGGGTATTTATATGGCACGAATAATCGACGGACCTCAAACACAGTTAGACAAAACAGTAAGAGTTTTTGATAGTTTTTACAACTACGAAGATTCTATTAGTGCGGATATATACGATATCGTTAATTCGTATTTCAAATCAGTTTGTGCTACTACCAATATAGCAAATAACTTTACGACAATGCTATTTAGAATTGTCAGTATCACTGGCCAGGATGCAATGACGTTATTAGCTAATATTCAGGGAAATACCAAACTTGAAACTACTGCACTGATGGCATATTATTTAAACAGCTTAAAAAGTAAAACAACTCTATATGGAGTTAGTGTGGTGCCCGCGCCTAATGAAACCGTACAAAGAAATATAGTTACGTAATGGCTAAGTTTGCGCAAGGTATATATGAGGTTCGTAACCCTGAAAAGTACATGGGTAATCATAAACCTCGTTATCGCAGTGGTTGGGAATTTACATTCATGACCTTTTGCGACAACAATAAAAGTGTACTTAAGTGGGCTAGTGAATCGATTGCAATTCCCTATATGAACCCCATCACCGGGAAACGAGCTAACTATATCCCTGATTTTTTCATTGTATACGAAAATAAATTCGGCAAGCAAGTTGCTGAAATGGTTGAAATTAAGCCAAAAAAACAAAGCCTAATTGAGAGTAGGGTCGCTAGTGCTAGAGACCGTGCAGTAGTGGCAGTAAATCACGCTAAATGGGCGGCTGCAAGAGCCTATTGCATACATAATCGTTTTACATTCCGTGTCATCACCGAGGATGACCTTTTTCATAACGGCAGACGTAAGTAATAAATACTACTATAATAGGATTATAGTATGACTAAAAAATTGTCTGAGTTATTTGAACTCCCTGCTGACGATACAGATTTAAATGAACATGCAATTGAAAATGCAGAAGCCACTATTGTTACGCAAGAGGCATACGATACTCTAACAAAGATTGAAAATGCATTACCCCAAGTTCGTGGCTTAGAAGCAAGCGACACTGAAATGGATACTCTAGCACAATTAGCTACTGATAGTTATAAAGACTTGATGGATCTAGGTATGCAAGTTGATAGTAGATTTGCTAGTGAAATATTCAATAGTGCAAGTAGTATGCTAGGTCACGCTATTACTGCCAAGACAGCCAAGATTAATAAAAAGTTAAAAATGCTTGATTTACAGCTTAAAAAAGCTGGATTGGATCAAAAGATTGCAGGCAAGACAGAAGAAATTGAAAATACTCCGTTGGGTGAGGGTAGTTTAGTTGATAGGAACGAATTGCTTAAACAGATCCTAGCTAAAAAATCGTGATATTGATAAATATATTATAGGAATAATACAATGAAAAGCCTTCGACATTACTTAACTGAAAGTGTACATACATATCGCTATACGATTAAAATCGTAGGTGAACTTGACAAAAACTTTCTAGACATGTTCTCGTATAACTTGAACAAATTTGATCCTGTTAAAATTGAAGACCCTAAGACCACTCCAATCCAAAAAAACCCATATGGTTTCCCTGGTGCAGAAGAAAATCAAAGCGTCACAATTATTAAAGCTGAATTCAAATATCCAGCAACAGAACCAATGATTCAGCAGATTGCTCAACAGCTTGGATGTAACATCAATAATGTTAGAGTAATGACCAGTGATTATAATGACAGTATCAATGCTGAGAATGACAAATATGCTAATCAAGATGATTCTGACAAACCGTTATTAACACAAGAAACTTTACCAGACAATGGTAAAGAAGCAAGCAAAGACTATGCAAATCAATACTTAGACAAAGTTCTTCCTAAGGAACCAAGTATTGA